CGTCAAGATTTGGCGTCCCGAACCCTGGCATACAAAACAAGCCGCTGATTTTGTACGGAGTATAGGAAACCGCTGGCAAATCGGCGTTATTGCCGTCCTTAAAAAAGCAATATCCACCGCCGGCACTAGCCGACACAGCGGCGCTTATACCGGGCAACATGGACTGACAGAGCGAAATCGGCTGAGCGTAATAAACATCATTCATCCGATAACCATCGAGCGAAACGGGAGCAGCAGCCCACACCTCGCGAGCAGAAGAAGCGAGAAAGAGCATCGCTAGGAGCCAAGCGGCCCACAATAGGCGCTTACTCACGGAACAATATCCAGAACGAGCCAAGCACAGCCAACATAATGCAAATTCCAGCCATCACATTTCCCCTTAAGTCAAAAGCCCGTCCCTACGGGCGGTAGAAGCCAAGGCCCGTCCCTTCGGGCGGTAGAAGCCAAGGCCCGTCCCTTCGGGCGGTACAGTCAAGAGCCCGTCCCTACGGGCGGTAGAGTCAAAAGCCTGTCCCTTCGGGCAGTAGAAGCCAAGGCCCGTCCCTTCGGGCGGTAGAAGCCAAGGCCCGTCCCTTCGGGCGGTAGAACCAGATACGTAAACAAAAAAAGGAGGCAAGAGCCCCCTTTAAACGACCAGGGGACACCCCGATTATTTGATGACGCGACGCACCCAGGCGACAGCAGCGATAGCGACGATCACACCCAGGATGATGCCGCCATTGCTGACGATATCGGCCTTTGCAGCAGTAACGTCGGCAGTGATATCGACGCCAGCAGCCATAGCATTTTGCGTGGCCAGGGTAACGGCAGCAGCCGTGAACATCGCAGCTTTCGCGGCGCGCTTTTGTGCAGCTTTCAGGAATTTATTCATTTTCACTACCTTTTATGACTTGGGCGATAGCCCGGATTGAAAAAGCGACGACCCAACAAGCGACGATTTCGCCAGCGTAGACACCGCCATCTTGCGCAGTCATGGAGAGCAGAGAGTTCCCCAGTTCCGCGCCACTTTCAACGACGTACGCACACGCCGTTAAATCTGTAGCCTGCGCATCGACAGCCAGCAAGAGCGAACCATCCGCCTGTTGAACCGTGCGAGCACAGACAGCCATTCTTAAGCCTTCGCAGAAGCAGCAGGGGCAGCAGGGGCGGCAACTGGACGCACCGCTTGACCAGCGACGGGGATCATTTCACCGACACGACCCTCAACCCGTTTTTCACGCGTAACGCCAGGACAGTAGACGACCTGATAGCGACCAGGGGGAATGTCTTTGAACTTTTCCGGCAAAAGCATTTCACCAATGAGCGGTTCAGGAGCGCCGGTTTCTTCGTTCACGATTTCAACGATGCATTGAGCCATACGCATATCGTAAGCATTGCCGGTTTTCTTGGAGATACCCGCGTTAGGGGCGACATAGAGGATTTGTACAATATCGTTTTTCATTGCTTGCCTTGTAGAGATTCGGCCACTAGACCGTTCTGGAATTCACACGTTACCCGCCCGTGAGGGCCGCTTCTGGCAGTAGGTTTTCCGTGCTATCGTTTTACCTGGGAAGAGAGACTGTACTAGTCTCCCAGGACTAGTTAGAAGTGTAGTCTTACACGAATAATTACGCAACGCAATTTGTGTCATCGAACGATTGGATTTAACTATGGAATACTCAGAACTGATGGAAAAAGCCATCAAGGGACGCTCAGTACTGTCACTATCGAAGTTGTGGGGCGTACCTCAGCCAACTCTCAGAAAATGGCTGATCGGACAGCACGTGCCAGGAGCAGACATCATCGAACGAATCATTGCAGAGTCAGAAGTTGAGGCGCTGGAGGCAGTAAAAACGATAGCTCGACAGGAACGGATGCTGAAGGCCGCGAAGTTCAAATTGCAAAGTGGTTTTGCACAAACCGAGGCACTCGCCATAGGAGCAGCAGGGAGCATTGTTGCCATGCTGTCTATATTATGTAAAATGCCGGAACGCAGGAAGTACCGCCGCTAGCAGGGGCCTACTTTTCGGAAAAATCACCTCTTCTGGCACGTCTACTAAACTGATGGCACTTGAGAGGTTCATCAACGCATCGTTGACACACACGTAGACGTAAACAGTACCGCCCCTCTTTGATTGCCCAGCGCGGCACCCCAAGAATTGCCAGGACTTCGGCCAGCACGCGAGTCCTGTTGACAGCCTTCCAGTTAGTTCCGCGAGCATTGCGGATATGCCAGTAGCAGTTTCTAAACTCATCTTCCACACCTTGAATCAGACCGTAGACCGGTTCGTTAAACGGCTTATTTATGGGATATCCCTAACACTGTGGTTTTGTGCATGCATTCCGCCCTACGCGCGGAACCGGTTCGTTATCAACTCATCTATACCCACAACCTAGCAGACTTTCACCCCGTCTGCATGAGCACGGTCAATGCAAACACAGTGCAACGCGCCGGAACGCGGGGAAGCGCATCATCATGCCAACGCCGTGGCATCCCTGGCTTGCAGCCAGACCCGCTCTTGGAGAAGGCAACATACAAACGATTTATATGGTTTATTAAAATAAACGATATATACGGTTTATTTGAATAGACGATATATAAAGTTTATTCTGTATTGTTCAAAACGGACAGATTTCCTCATCGGTTAGCCAACCCGGCTCCGTGGCCAAATACACTATACCAAGAGCATGGTTCACCCATGAATCCCAACTCCCCGGCGCGTGGCCCGTCAGCGCCGACACTGCGGCCTGTACCGCCTGAGCCATGTTGGTGACGCCATGCAAACGCCACGATTCAACCACCGGCACCACGATGCCACGCGAAGAGAAATAACGCTTTTGGTTGAGAGTCTTATTGGCGTCGACTGGATCGAACCCCTTGCCGCAGTACTTCGCGATATAGCTAGCCAGCTTGTGAGCGCCGCGAGGACCAAACCCGAACATGCGCGGCTCACGAACATTTACCTGTCCCATTTCACGGCCGCCCTCGTCACGCCCCACCACACGTTGCCAGATCGAGCGCAACAAGGCGTAACTCTGACGACCCTTCACTGCGACATGGAAATGTATCGCTCCCCGCTCTTGATGCTCGATGACCGCCACATATTGAAACCCGTTCACTTTGCCCAGCCGACGGCAGAAAGCCTTCCAGTCCTTGAGTGCCCGTTCACGATCCGTCACATTATCTCGATAAGTCAGCGTCACCATGCGATCAGCGCCCAGCGCCTTACACCGGTGACGGACCGCCTTCTTAGCAGCGCGACCAGCGACGTCCTGATTTTGTTCGCGCTTCTCTGACTCACCCCGCTTAGCCCGATTTGCAGGGTACACAGCGGCCCCCAGGTAGTGTTTATCGAGGCAGACAGACACTTCACACTGACCATCCGGAAAAACACGCCTACGGGCCGTGTAGCCGTCCTGCCACGTGTTCTTATCGCCGTCATCTACCCACCAGTCCGGCTTATAGTCACTCACACCGGAAACGCCACCAAAATCTATTGACGAAACTGCTACTTCCATATCTAATTCGTTCATTCTCTGACCTCTGCTACAGGTTATGGGAATCGGCCTTCCTCGCGTTTCGACCGCCAGGAGGGCCAACTTATTTCTACTTCACAGGTTCACTACGTCAGACGCCCAGTCCGTAATTCTTTTCCACTGCGCGGCGTCGATGATTTCCAGCACATAGGCGCAGTGAGCGAACCCCACTGCATACTCGACAGTGCAACCTTCCTCGGCGTTCACAGACCCAATCAAAGAACCAAGCAAGCGACAAGCTTGATCCTCTTGGAGACCTATCCGACCATCCCGACCTTTGCCCATATTTCCCTCTGCATGTTCTTAAGTATGCTTACTACAAGTTTAGCGGCGCTGCGCGCCGCTTCGTGTCCTGCGGCCCCGCCGCGGCGCGTCAGCGTCAATGCCCCCACGTGCGAGCCACAGAAGGCGGCCTCGGCGGATCAGGAACATCAGCCATCGTCAATACCTGACCGCCCCTCACATCTCGCGCCTGGATCGGTTCCTGTCTCGCCTGGACGGAATCGCCAACGGAACTCACACGACGCTCGCCACGGCCAGGTTCCTGAACAGCAACCTTCTCAGCATCGAAGTCCTGAAACACACCGTTGCGCGCTATGTCGATACACATGTTGAACTCAACCGGCATCGGCGTACCTTGCTGGGAATAGCACTTGCACGTAATCAGCTTGGAATGCACCGTGCCAACCTGGAGACACGCAGCGGGGACAGGGACACGCACGGGCTTGGTCAACTCGTCATAACGAGGAGCAGTCTGCGGAAGGCCCACGACGCGGGGCGTAGAAGCTTGAACGTAGGCCTTGGCATCGGCGACCGGATCGAAAGTGGGCTTACCAGGGACGCCGCTAGATGTCCCCGAAAAGGACTGCGCGGAGCCACCAGTTACGGAAGATAAATGTGTCGACTGTTCCTTTGCCTCTTTGCCGCGATTCTGATACTGAACCAGCCGGTAGTAACCGAAGAGAGGGACGGCAACAATAAACAGAACAGCCAGGATAATTTTGAAAGGTATAGCTTTTTTTACCGTATGAACTTCCGCGCTCTTGTACCACGTATAAACATCTTTCGGAAATTTGAACTTGAGCGTAACGGCGCTTTTACGTGAAGAGGGTTTTTCCGGACTATCAACTGCAGCGGACCATTCGTAAATCGTAGCACGCTCTAAACCAAACTTGCGGACGGAATGGAAATGTTGACCCACAAGCTTTCGAACGAAGTTATCGAGCAACGTTGGATGCTGAGTAATCAGAAAGATATCGAAGCCTTTGTGACGGTGCTTCGCCAATTCCTCGTAATAGTCGGGGAGTTTTGAGCCGTTCGGCTTTTTGGGAAATATCTCCTGGCATTCGTCAATCAGTATCATCGAGCCGTGCGGCAAGTCCATCCATTTCAACGGATCGAATAGCGTCCAATCCAGCGCCAAGTCTTTCACGTTGTAGTAGAAAACTTTCCGGCCCTCTTTCTCAGCCTTCGATTTGATATACCAGAGTGCAAATAAGGTTTTGCCATTGCCCGGCAGGCCGGAAAACAGCGTGATCATTTCACCACCATCTTTTTGACCACTCCGGAGAGCGCATTCATCGCCAGGGCGGCAGCGACGGACGAGAACACTATCGTGAGGGCCTTGTCCACCCACAGATAACCAAGCAAACCAAGCGCCTCAGCAGGCAAACCCTTGACAGAAGAAATCAAATTGTCACGCACAGAATTAATTGCAACAGTAATCCCGGTATAGCTAACAAAGCCAATACCCAGAGCGAATACAGCACGCCAGATCAACGAGGCCGTAACGGTGGCGAGCGCGCCTAGCAGGTATGGTACAAACGCTACAAACATAATTACCCCTTATCCGCGAAGGACAGAACGAGAAACAATTAAATAGGCAAGTATGAAGCCCATGGACAACATCACATACCGTAACGGCTGTATCTGCTCACAAAGCGCCGTAAAACTGTAGGTCGACGTTTTTCCCCAAACCGTAAATGTCTTAGGGGCGATACAGGAACCACCACCGAGAAAGCCAGACTGATCTATCTTAGGATCGCTTACATCGACGGTATCGCCTTTCTTTGCAGCGTCAATCTGCGCCTGCATCGGATCGTTACCAGCCATCAATTGAGATCCCAGGGTGGATTGCGATGTTTTATTCATGTTGTCCACATCATCTTTCATCGAGCATTGCATCGTTGCAGCCGCGCGAAGCGTGGCGCACTGGATGGCATCGCCGGTGCAAGTGATAGCACCACAAGTTCCCGTCACCGAGGAATTCTGACAAACGGCAAGCGTAGGATTCTGAGTACAGAAATTATCTTTGTTCGAATCAGGCGAGCCCGCTCCACCAGCTGCATTAGCAGACGTCGTAGCAGTCTGTGAAAGAGTTTTACTACCATCGGCGGCAGTGTTGACGTTAGTGGTCGTGACCGTCTTAGACCCGTCACTATTAGTGACAGTCGTCGTGGTTGTGGTCGTAGTAGAACCGTCTGAATTAGTCGTGGTGACTGGCGCCGTTGTCGTCGTAGTTGGCGCGGTCGGAGTAGTAGGCTGAGTACCAGTGCCGATGCAGATAGTTATACCACCACTATCAACCCCACCTTGAACACTACCAGCCGGACAGGAGCCACCAGCCGCAGCCGCATTAGTAGACGGCATCGGGATTTTCGGAGCGGCCTTATCTTCGGCGGTGGCAGGCACCGCTACGTCGACACCAGGCGGTTGGACATCCGGATATGTTGCATTGTTTCCGTCACGCCTCACCTGCAGCATACAAATATCAGTCATCGCGCCACTAACCAACTGCTTACGACAAATCAGCACTTCATCGACGCTAACATTGCAATTACCGACCTGAGTAGGGAATTTGCTGCCAGCCTTCATAGCGAACATTTGAACAAACGGATTTTTATCGGTACAGGCTGGAGGTGGCAAATCGCACTGTTTATCACTCGCCGCGTCAAGATTTGGCGTCCCGAACCCTGGCATACAAAACAAGCCGCTGATTTTGTACGGAGTATAGGAAACCGCTGGCAAATCGGCGTTATTGCCGTCCTTAAAAAAGCAATATCCACCGCC